GTGGGAGAATACCGGGATAAACTCGCCAATCTGGAAAACCAGATATCCGGTACCAGCGATGAAGTGGTCCGTGCCTACGGTATCCTGCAGAAGTACGGCCAGCTGAATGGCGAAATGGTCGATAACTTCGTGAAGGCGACCGTTCAGTATAACGAGACGGAAGCCAACCTCACAAAGACTACCCGCCGCGCCACGACCATCCGGAACCGGATGCGTCAGCAGGCGGCGAAAGAGGCGGCCGAGCTCCAGGGCAAGGCGTACCAGGATGCGCTGAAGGCGTCGGAAGATCACTTCCGGCAGCTGCAGAATGATCTGAAGCAGTCATACCTGAACCGGGAGATATCTGAGCAAGAATACCAGGTACAGCTGGCCGCGCTCCAGAAGCAAGGCCTGGAAGACAGGCTCGACATCGCGGAGCGATACAAGCAGTCTGTGGTCGAGATCCAGTCGCAGATCCTGGATCTCTCCATCGCCCAGCGCCAGAAGATCGAAAAGATCATGGAAGGCCTGGCGAAGGACGGGGCCAAGATCGTCGCCGACATGACGAAAGAAGCCCAGAAGGCCATCGACGACTTCCTGAAAGAACAGGAGAAGGAGCTGCAGGACCTGATGGGCGACGTGGACGCGATGATGGGCGCTCAGCTGGATCACGAGCTGGACCTTATCGAACGCGCCAAGGAGGCCAGGACAGAGCTGTATCCCATAGAGGCCATCCGGGCGGAGCTCGACTCCGAGCTGGAAGCCCTGGAAGAGATGCACGAGAAGGCCTTGATCTCCGAAAAGGAATACCAGCAGCGCCGCGTGCAGCTGGCCGCCCGCTATGGTAGCCAGATGGCGGAGGCGGCGATGCAGTACACATCACAGGCTTCAGCCTTCATCGACGCCCTCCAGGAGGTCGCATCGGCACGTCTCGAGGCGCAGATGCAAGCCGAGCTGACAGCAGCTGGAGACAACGCCGAAAAGCGCAGCGAGATCGAGGCGGACTACGAGCAGCGGAAGCTGGACCTGGAGAAACGCTACGCCGACGTGGATATGGCCATCAAGATTGCCAACACGACGGCCAGCGGAGCCGCCGCCGCCATCCGCGCCTACGAAGAGGGCGGTCCGTATGCCGGCCCGGCCCTGGCGGCCCTGATTGCCGCGACGACCGCGATGCAGATCGCCACGATCGTCGCGCAGCGGAATATCATCCAGAACAGCTCCGTCAGCAGGACATCCTCATCCGGAACGAGCGCCGGTACCAGGGTGGCGACGGCCAAGGGCTCCGATGGTTACAGCGGGGGAGGATACACCAGGTCGTCTGTCAGTGATAGCACGCCCGCCGGCATCGTCCATGCCAATGAATGGGTCGCACCGGCGGCGATGGTCCGCGCCAACCCCATCGTCTTCGCCCAGCTGGAGAGAGCAAGGATCCAAGGCGGGTACCAGAATGGACCCCGGGGCTTTTCGTCCGGAGGATATACTTCGGACGAGACATCCATCGACGACATACCGGGCACCCAGGAGGAGAGGAAGGCGCTCATCGAGATACGCAACCTGCTGAACCAGATCATAGAGAACCCGATAAAAGCATACGTCGTCCTTTCAGAGCTGAATGCCGCGCAGGAACTGAACGGCAAGATCAAAAAAACCGCCGGTAAACGATGAAACTGAAGATCCCAAACGGAGAGTTGACGCTACCCGAGAACTTCTCCTTCGAGGTAGCGCAGAACAGCGCCTTCTTTTCTGACGACGGCGCCGTCAGCGTGGCCGCAACCATACCGGCAACACCCGCCGACCTGGCACGGCTGAACCAGCCGGCACGCATAGCCAGGAAATCAAGATACGCGAACCTGTTCCCGGCCGTCCTCTCTCAGGGGATCTTCCACAAGAGCGGGCAGCTGGTCGTCGCCTCCGCATCGAAGGCGGGCATCCAGTGCGCCATCGCCCTGGAAGACTCCGATTTTTACTCCAGGTATAAGGACCAGAACCTGAAATCGCTATTCTCGTCAAAGATCCTTCACACCTACTCCACGCCGGCGGATTGGTACGCGTGGCTGTACCGGGTATATACCGGCGAAGTCGTGAACGACCTGCGAATCATCCCCGTGGCCGTAAACAAGAGCGAAGACGGGTACCAGGTGAACAACGAGCCCGTCGAAGACGGCAGCGAGACATTCCCGCTGGCCCATGAGGCGCGCATCGTCAAGGAGGGAGAAGACGACACGAACGTGCCGGACGGGTACGGGATCGCGCCATTCCTGCTGCTCTCCGCATTCCTGGAGCAGATGTTCGACCTGTGCGGATACACCGTTTCCCGGAATTGCTTCGCCACGGACAGCGACCTGAACAGGCTGATCCTGCTGCATAACTGCACGGATGTGATCTGCTTCGGTCAGCTGGACTACTCAGACCTGGTTCCCAACAGGACCGTGAGCGAATTCCTGGAATGGATGCGGCAGAAGTTCCACGCGCAGATCGTCTGCCACCCAAGCAGCAAATCGGTGGATATCGTCCTACTGGAGGATATCCTGCAGGCTGGCTATGACTACGACCTCACAGGAAAGCTACTGGGTGACCTGGAGCAATCTTTCCAGACGCCATCCCGCGTCGTCATCACCCCGGATACGTCACTGGAGGGTGCGGCCCCGGCAGCGGAGACCATCGAGGATCTGAAAAAGAAATACGGCAGCGTGGTGGAAGTCGCAGAGCGCGACGCTGGACCGGATAACAACCTGATACTACGCCTGGCAACGGGGCAATACTATGAGGCCCGCGGATCGCTTAGTGGTAGACGCACAGGGAGGAAAGAAAATTACATCGGATCGAACTACTTCACACATGATCGACGGAATACCGACGAGAGCGACGTGATGAGCCCCGAGGACCTGATGCCGCCCATGGTATTCGCCAACGGGATGCTGATGCCATATATCGGAGACCGCCGCCACAGAAACTCCTCGTATAAGAACAGCAAGATGGACGAAGAGCAGGAGATCATCGTAGTGGAGTACGCCGGACGAAGCACCGCCTATACATTTTCCGCCGACCAGCTCAATGATGAACGAGCAGGCCGACGCTACGCCACCATGAACCGCTTCAACGGCCGGTATTTCTACGGGACGACACAGGCCTACGACAATATCGGAAGCCCCCGATCCGGACGCTACAATCTGACGCCGGACGATATTTTCGAGAGGTTCTTCAAGCGCTACAACAAAATGTTGCGCAACAACCTGGTTAAGGTCGAAGGCCTCTACAATCTGCCGGTCGAAGATATCCTATCCTGGGAGATGTACCAACTGAAACGCTACGACGGCCAGCTGCTGCTACCTGTCTGCCTCACCTACGAGGTTGGACGCCGTGTGCGCTGCCTGTCGGCCAGCTTCTACCAGGTGAAAGACTACGCGGACAGCGAAGAGGATACACCAACAGTAATCCCGGCTCCGACGGCGCAATGGGTGCTGAACGAATCACAGCGGACGGCGGCCACGGCAGCGGTCCAGGCGCAGAATCCCGACCTGGATGTCATATCAAAATATGATGACGCATACGAAAGCGGGGAAAAGGAAATCTTCCTGACGGCACCGACATCGGCGGGCCAGGTATCCCCCAGGATCGGGCGCACCATATCGATAGGATATCGCTCATCCTCCCATGGCCGGAGTGAATACCACGAACTGACGCGCGCAGATATCGAAGTATGGTTCGTCTCCGTCGCAATCTGATGTCCCAAAACAAAGAACACCGCAAACGTAATTTTGTATCATGGCAACGATGATCCAAACCCCCGACAGTCTCAGCCTGCTGATGAACCTGAAGAGCTTCATCGTAAGCAGCACTACAGACATCTCCTTTGCGCTTTCCTGCTCAGGAGAAACCATCGTCGAGGAAACCTATACACCGGACAGCAACGGGAGGATAGAGATCCAGGTGCGCGACCTGCTGGCCCGCTTCCTTGAAACCAGGCTCCCGTCATCGAATCAGTACGTACAGGCGGATGCTGTCCGCACATTCTCCGCATCCGTAAACGGCAACTCCGTCTCCTCCTTCACCGTCGTCAACGGCGGCGTGCGCAAGCTGTCCGTGACCCCGGAAAACTTCCTGAAGGCGAACTGGCTCACCTGGCAGCCGCAGAGCAAGCGCGTCGGGTGGGATTCCCCTGAATACCTGAGCTACTATTTCGCAGTCGCCGGAACGGTAAAGGCGAAGTTCTACTACAAGACAGGAGGCACGAAGGTGGTGACCGTTGCCAGCGGGACGGCGGGGCAGCTGCAGACGTTCAACATGGCGATGAGCCGGCTCTTCAGCGTCGGCGACGTCTCGGCGGAAGACATGTACGGCCTGGTGGACGTATGGGTCGATACGGGCGCGGGCGTGCAGCTATCCTACGTCCAGCGCTTCGTATTCTCCGAAAAGCAAGGCGACGAGCACGTCTATCTGGCGGTCAACTCCCTGGGCGGCATAGACACCTTCACCTTCCACGGGGAGAGGAAGACCGCGGCAGACGTCGAGCACGAGGCGGCGGAGCTGGGAGACACGAAGATCGATATCACAGCCGGCGCCGTCCGGCACTGGGAGCAGAACACCGGGCATCTCGGAACGGAGGAGTCATCCTGGATCTACGAGCTGATATCCGCAAAAAGGACGTGGGCCGTCATGGATGGCCAGGCCGAAGCCATCGTCATCGAC